TATCATACATTCCTTCTTGATAATACCCATCATAACATGCATCGTTTATCTGCTCTTTCTCCATTTCTTTAGCTTGTTGTATTAGTGAATCTAATTGTTCCCATTCTATTTTACAAAATTGTGGGTCACCATATGATTCTAATTCTTTTGCTAACCACTCTACTGCTGTTTGTTTCATATCATTTCTATTTAATTAATGTGGCAATTTTTACCACTTATCCTTTATCAAACTGTCCCATATATTAGCTAAATTTGGGACAAATAGTTGTTAATAGCTAAGATATGAATCCTTTTCCATTTTTTATCATGTTTAATATTTCTAATTTTTCCTCATCTGTTAGTCTGACAGGTAGCTCATACTCTTCTTTGTTTTCTAACCTACACTTCTCTACTTCTTCCCATAGGGAAGTATCATCATAACAGATAGGTTTCCCGTCACTAGTAGTAGCCTGATCAAGCGCTCCATCAGGATCTCTTTCCCATAGATACCAATCAATCCAGTCTGAGCCTTCTTCACCATAATAAACCTTTAATAAAGTGTTTATTACATCAGTAGAGTCATCTGAAAAATTAATAAGGTCTATGCCTAAATCGTATAGTTCATCGATTTTTTTAGATTTACTCCTAATCTTATCAAGGACATGTACAAATACTTCACGTTTCATATTAGCTAGTTTTATTTTTTCTAGTCAAGCTTATTATTTTTTCTGGACGAACTTTTCTCTCTATCTTAAATCCGCTGTTCGCGTAACCTGACATTATCTTATTTACTGTGCTTTGTCCAAGCACACCTTCAATCATCTTTCCATCAAAACTAGAATCGCCCAAAGGAATTCCACCAGTCATTTCAACTTGGTCTATTTCTTTATTATACTTAAATATAAGTTGATTTGGACCAGAGGTCTCAACGAGTTCAAAACCAGAAAAACTCCACCCTTTATCCTTGATAAATGAGTGAAGTTCTTTTCCTAACCCTCCAGAAAATACTATCTGAGACGGCAGTTTTTGGTAGTCGGTTGCAAGTTCCGAGACATGTTGATCGATGAGACTAAAGAAGTCCATTGCGAACTTTGAATCTTTATCGATAGGTATCTCAAACTGCATCTTGACCCGCTTCTTCTGCTATCTTACGTAGAATAGCATTTACCTTACCTGTTTTTGTACCGTCGACCCAAAAGTCTCCGTCGTTATTGCAGATAAAGTGGCGAATTCCACCATCCATACAGGTAAGTTTATATTTATTAGCAGTTCCATGAACCACTCCAAAATGATAGACAAAGCTCTCCTTTTGGTAGTAATTTGAGGCAGCTTCTGCAAACCTAACCAAGACGTCATAGACCTTTTCAGAGGTCTTTGTTGCCATGTGTTTCATTATTTTCTAGTTACTAAGCCTAGGATTTTTGACTCATTTACACTAGATACTGCTGATTCTGAGATAGAATCTTGAAACCTGTCATTAAGTATTTCTTCAACTTCAGCAACGCTGTCCGCATCAACTAAATATTGTTCATATACTTTTTTTATTTTTCCAGTGTTATCGTCCACTGTTTCAAACTTTACTTTTGCGATGTAATACATATGTTTATTTTTTATTTGTTACTTATTTTAGTGAGTGTGTAAACACTATTTTTAGTCTTAAATTTAAGACCTTCTTCATTATCAGTTATAATTTCTAGGACTGATGTCGTTTGCCATGTAAAATATCCACTAAACGGTGACATAAGCAGTGACAGCCCAATTGCTGGTTTATCGTGCTTAGCTTTAAATTTACCTTCTTCGCCAAATTCTAACCAGGTAATATCTTTTGATTTATTAATCAGCCCGTCGTGTTCACGAACTAATTCCCAATTAAACTCGTCCTCAAGTACGTTCTGCTCAACTGCTATTCTAGTTAAGTCGTCAACGGTAACTAGTGATACTGGTAATTTAATTTGATTTAGTTTGCTCATAACCTATTGATTTTTATGTGTTAGCGCCTCCTTTATTTTATAAAGTGCCTCTATTTCTTCTGAGTAGTTAATTTGAGAGAGGGATTGGAGTTCAGATATAAATCCTGAAAGAGTCTCAGTCAGTTTAGATATTGATTTTTTTGATTTGATAAAGTCGTCTAGATAATCAGACGAGTCTTTTGGTCCAATCAAAGCGTCAGCAGAAAAGAAATCTTTTAGATAATCATCTCCTAGTCTCTTATGATTTTCTATTAGTTCGCTAAGCGGAGGAAGTCTCTTCTTATGAAATGACATAGTGTTTAAGTTAAATTATTTAATATTTATACTTTATTTTTAGCTTAAGGTTTACCCAAATTTAGCAATTCCTTTATATTTTTTCTTGATGTCATCTATTTCTTTAATTGCAGAATCAAACTTATTCTTGATTTCAGCATCAACTGTAAAATCTAGGACAGTTCTGCAGTTAGGACAAACTGATATTGGATGTCTAAGGATAAAAGATAGGTCTATTCCTAGTGGAGTCTTACATGATGGACAGGGTAGAGGCATTATTTTTCTCCTTTATGTTCTATGCTTTGGATATATGTGTCAAGCAGTCGTGAAACCATTTCAGGTTTAGTGTCAGACTTAAACTTAATGGTGATCTTTGCCATTCCGCTGCCGTCTTCATTCTTTCCTGTGTCTACTTCTATACCTTTTATGTTGTGGAGATCCTCTTTCTTCTTTCTTCTAAATATACCTAAAAGCTCTCGCTTTAAATCAGAAGGTTTGTTTGTACCGACTATTAATCGTGCTGAGAATTCAATATCGAGTTCATCTAAACCAATCGAAGAGTGATCGGCTAAAATGAATAGAGGAACCTCTAGGTCTTTACCTTTAACTTTGAAATTTACAAGTTTCGGAGTACCGTCTTGGTCAAAATAGTTAGTTAGGTTATCGATATGCTGTGTTTCAGCAATTCGTTTAGCTACCATGGCAGCCTCTAAGAGGCCGCCAACTAGCTCTTCTATGTTTAATTTTGCCATTTATATTGGACTTAAGGTGTTAGTGTTTATTATTTAGTAGGATCAACTGTTAATGGAATTAAAGATGGTTCTAACATTTGAGTTAAGTAATCAGATAATTTTAACATACCTTCAGTTGCAGGTAACTGTTCTGCATGAACTTTAACGTTATACTTAGCTGAATTATCGGTGCTACGTGTATTCTCTTTATGTGTAGCAACACTTCCAGACATAGACGCAGAGTACTTCATTCCCCAGAAGCCGCCGCTTACAGTTGCGCTAAATGAGCCAGAAGTATCTGTGCTTGACTTATCTACTTCTGATGTTTTTACTTCCATTGTAAATTCAATATCAGCTGATGTGATAGCTAATGAAGGAAGTGGAACCAATGGTAACATAGGAACCTTTGAATAAAGAGTCTCAAGAGATTGCTCTCCAGTTTCACCGTTAGTCATTACACGATTCATTTGAACGTCTAATGAACGAGCAGTAGTTACGTCCTTACCGTCTTTGTCTTTTCCTGTAACAAAAGCAACTTCGCTAATGTATTTCCAGGTGACTTCGTTTAATTTCGCTTGTCCTTTCGCCATTCCAACGATTGGGCTCACGATTAGGTCTTCGATTGGAAGTCCTACAAATTGTTGAGCAATGTTATCTGCCATAATAATGGGTTTTTTTATATAGTACTAAGTTTCTTCAGAAAGTTTAGTATCTGCTGTTATTTATCTAGTTATAAGCGTATCTTTACACTTCCCGAGCGGCTCCATGGTTTACTTTGAAGACTGGAAAACGTAACGAGTGATTTCCATGCTGATCAGTCGTAGACTCAAAGTATTGAACAGTAATGGTTGCACCCATAATCTCTCCAATATTTCGATAATAGTGTCGACGTTGATCGATAGTAAAACCGCTTCCGACTTGAACCTGTGATCCTTTGTGTTCGATCGTTACTGCACTTAACATATCTTCCCCTACCTCTTTACCATTAACGATTACTCGCTGGGGTCCCATAATCACGCCAGTAACCACATATTCATCATCAAAAAACTCTTTGATTTTAAGCATGTGTTTAGATCGACCTGAAGAATAATTAGTATCCTTTCTAGCAATTAACCCTTCCCAGTTTGAATCTTTAGATTGAGCCTTTAATTCTTCAAGAGCATCTTCATCGTTAATTCTGACTTGAGGTAGCATCTCCAAAATAGTGGATGAGCCTAAGTCGCCCAATAGGTGTTCTCTACTGTCTAGTCGAGTAGAGAATAGCGGAGATGCATCGTCCCCTGCAAATTCGCCAGCTAGTAAGATATCAAAAATCTGGTATCTTGGGTTATCTATCGTATGATCCTTACGTTGTATCTGTTTCAGGATTCCCTGGAAGTCATCTGAGCCATCTTCATTCATGAGACATAGTTCACCATCTAAAACTAAGTCGGTGATCCCTAAACGTCTAATTTCCTCTGCTACTCGGCCTAGGGTTAGAAACTCTTTTCCATTACGTGAAAAGAATCTTACGTCGTCACCGTGAACGAAGCAGATACAACGAACCCCGTCTAGTTTTCTGGAGACAAACCATGTCCCGTCAAAAATATCAACACCTTTTACCTTAGCTGCATCGTGAGCTAGTGCAACATCAAAGGTTGGAATAAATTTGGGATTGACTCGATTGATTAAGGTAACAGTAGCTCTAGTCTCAAGATTACGATCAATTATTTGATAAATAAGGTCAGACCACGCTTCGTAATCCTTAATAAAACGATTCATGGCTTCAATTGCCGCATGGCCAGTCATATGACGCTCATTGAAATCATCAAGCATCACGAAAAGGTCATCATATATTTCAGTAGGTGCAATAAGGTCTTCACGTTTTTTAAGATTCGCTGAAGTTACCCCAAAATTCCAGTATGGGTGATAGGTATAGAATAGGATCCTCTTAATGAAGTCATGATATTGGTATTTGATGAGAACTTCTACTTTATGATTGGTTGAATTAGACGAGTTCATCTCGTTTACAAACTCTCTAAGTTCCCTAAAATCTTCAGTGTGGTGCATGGTGTTTCCTTTTAGTTAGAATACTAAATTAAAAGGAAAGTTTACAGTGACCGTTGATATTTTTGTTGCACCAGCCGGCAGGAACCTCTACTGCAAATCGTGCAGGCTTTTTACTAGAATAGATCTTTTGTTCACGATCAGTCACGCCTTCTCCAGGCTCCATTGTTTCGTGGCCTAAATAGTTCATGGAAGAATCAAAAAAGATCACGTCTAAGGGAAACCTAACGTCTTTCATCCAGAAGCCGAGCGATTGATCAGTATCGTAAACAAACAGGATGCCTTGACCGTCTGTTGGTTCAGAATCAGCATTCATATAACCCTGTGCTTGACTTTCCGGTGTGCTTGCAACCTTAAGTTTTAAAGACGTTTCTCCAATCGTCACTTCGATCTCTACACCGTCTACATCATTCTTTCTACAGTACGATTCGAATAGTGGGATATTTACTCTATTTGAAAAGCGGTGGCTCATTTGGTTTATTTTTTAGAATGGTTTTTTCGTAGTTCCTGCAATTGTTGCTTGTGTTGGATTATATGCAAATTGTCTTGTTGTTGCCATATACTTTATAATAATTTTGGTTGATAATCAATTAAGTCTAGATCTTTGACCCAAATATATTCATTGTCACATTTATTTATTTCTCCTTCTGAAATAATCCAGTTATCATTTAAGTCTTGAATAGGATTAAAATAACTATCAATAGTGTATTGTTGTCCTACTAATAAATCCTTTTGTTCGCCAGTTAAAATTGCTACCTGTATCATACTTGTCTACTTAATGTTGTTTGGAATGCTTGTACTCTAGTGTAAAGATTAGCAACCTCAGCTGATGTTAAGCCCTCTCCATAACTAACAAATGATTGCTGTCTATTGCTGTATTCCCCTATAGATTCTACCGGTGTTCCATCTTCGTCAACGTAGTAATATTGAGCAGATAAGTATATAGGCTTACCTGTTGTAAAATTACTTCCTATACCATATCCGGAATTTGTGTTCACTGTGCTTAGTAAGGTTCCATTTCTATATCCCGATATATCTAATCCTAATGATCCCGCCCCTGTTCTACTGGACACAAATAATCCTAATGTATTTGGGTGTGTTGTATGGTTTGCGAAAGAGTAACTATCTCCTAGTTGAGTAGAAAAGTTTGTGATTCCAATATTAAATACATTAGCACCTCCACCTCCGCTTTCCCCGTAAATGTAAGAATTACTCACCGCTAAATCCGTGCCTGTGCCTTCAATATTTTGTCTAGAATAAACGGCCCTATGTATATTCACACCATACGCTGAGTCTAGATATCCAGTTGAAGCATAGGCATTTATTCCGTTAGGTTGAGCCCCAGTTGAACTGTGAGTCCAATCTCCATAGAAAGTTAATAGATATGAATCAGCAGATTTAAGGTTATATCTATGTGAAGTTGCGTTACCACCAACGAACGGGTATATTATTCCGATTTTTGACCATATACTATCTGCCTTAAGTCCTATAACTAGAGTATCAATTGCAGTTTGTTGAGTTAAGTCGGTGATAGCGGCAGCAGTAATAAATGCTTGTGCATCAGTATCAAAAGCAGATGACTCTCGATTCGTCCAATATCCATTCAATGATAACCATTCACTAGCTGCAGTCGCAGATACTTGTGAAATTCCGCTTAGTGTAGCTACCATATCTTTAAATGCTAAATCAGTATTAGCGGATCTCCAAAACTGAACGTTACCTATATTTCCTACTGGAGTTGGAAAATTTTGAGTTGATACGTCCTTACATACTACATAAGAATTATCTTCGTCTGGTCCCATCCACCAAGTTAATCCACCAGGTTTAGAACTATAGTCTAAGGCAGATACACCTACACATAGGGTACCGACATTAGTAGTTCCTGTAATTGTTGCTTGTGTTGGATTATATGAAAAGGGTCTAGCTGCCATCTATTTTATTTATCTAAAAAAGAAAAAGCGGATCAGTTAATCCGCTTTTATTATATTAATAAATCCAAGAGTATTTCTTATTTTGCAGGAGCAGGTTCAGCTGGCGCTTCTTCACCTTCTTCACCTTCTTCGCCCTCTTCACCTTCTTCGCCCTCTTCTTCTCCTCCACCTTCAAGTTTTTCAACTCTTTCAGTAAGATCCTCAATCATTGCTTTAAGGCTTTCTAAAGTTACCTCTTCTTCCTCTTCGCCGTCTTCGTCTTCTTCACCTTCTTTTGGTGCCTCTTCGTCTTCTGGATTTGCTCCATACATGCCGTATTCTGGGGGTGTGCCGAATCCGTCAACATCTTCAATATACGGATCAGTCGGATCAGTCAGATAGCCGTCTTCAGATTGCTCGTTAAGTCTGCTTATCATGAAACCTTGGAAATTTTTTACTCTTGTCATTTCTCTTGAATTTTTTTATTATTTATTCTTTTAATTCTCATTTTTTTTAAGAATCCTCAGAATTTCTAGCAGCTGTGATTGTAGCATCTATATTTTTTATCTCTTCCATTACCGGTCTGAGCAACATAGATATTGCAAAGAGCCTATGTGCACCCTCTTCTCCTTTTCCAGAAACTCTACTTAGGAAGAAATTAATGGATTCAATAGTCGTTGAAGGAAAAGAAATATTGTGACGGTTACTCGCATCTTTGAGGTCAACGATATTTCTAATTTCGTTGTTTATTGCAACAACTGCCATTATTTGAAGATATGCTTCATTTGGACCTGTCCAAGTAACATCGTTTAATTTGTTTCTAAGATATTTTAGGTCGCTTAGTGAAAGGGCTACTGTAAAATTACCCATTCTTTTTGCAATCAATTGATCTAATTCGCTTACCTCTTCTACTGGCTCGCTGTTAACTTCTGACTCGATTGTCTCGCCATTAACGATGGGTTGAACTTCGTCTACCGTTAGTTCTTGGGTTAATGTTTCTTCTTGGCTATCTGTTTCTTCTGACATACTTTAAAATTTTAAATATTAAACTTAAAAAATAGAAATAGTTTTATT